GATAAGAATTCAAATGATTTAATGCGTGTTTTAGTTGTTGCTCCTAAAAAGTCAATTTTTCAATCTTGGAAGGATGATGCTGTAAAATTTGAATTGCAGCATCTTCTTCAAAGAATTACATTTACTACATATCTTAGTTTGAATAAGCATAATCCAAATGATTATGAATTGGTTTATCTCGATGAAGCTCATAGTTTACTAGATAGTCACAGAAGTTTTCTTGAAACATATAAAGGGAAGATACTTGGTCTTACAGGTACACCCCCTAAGTATAAGGATTCTGAAAAAGGCCGTCTAGTAAACGAGTTTTGTCCAGTAGTATTTAAGTTTGGAGCAGATGATGCCGTGGAAAACAAAATATTAAATGATTATCAAATCATTGTACATCAGCTTAACCTAAGTAGTAAACCCAATTATGTTGTAGAAACCAAAGGGAAAAAGTTCCCAACTTCTGAACAAAAGAATTATTCTTATTGGGGTACAAGAATTGATACAGGAGCAGGACAATCTCATATACTTAGAGTAATGAGAATGAAGGCTATGATGGAGTATCCAAGCAAAGAAAGATATGCAAAGAAACTGTTTGAAAGTATAAACAGCAAGTGTATTTTATTTGCTAATACACAGGATCAAGCAGATAGACTTTGCAGTTACAGCTATCACAGTAATAATTCTAAATCTGAAGAGAATCTGAATATGTTTAAAGATGGAACTATCAACAAATTATCTACTGTAATGCAGTTGAATGAGGGTGTAAATATTCCAAATTTAAAGCAGGGTATCATTATGCATGCATATGGTAATGAAAGAAAAGCCAGTCAGAGAATTGGTAGGTTACTCAGATTAAATCCAGATGATAAAGCTATTGTACATATACTATGTTATATAGATACTATTGATGAGAAATGGGTCAAAGAAGCATTAGAAGGATTTGACCAAAATAAAATAGTATGGAGAACTTATAATTTAGACAGTGTATAATTCGTATATTAATATATGGAAGATGTTAAAACACATAAACTTATTCTGCATAATGACAAGAAGAACACATTTGCATATGTAATGGCTTGTTTAATAAGATTTTGTGAGCACCATCCAACACAGGCAGAGCAATGTGCTTTGCTTGCACATGAGATGGGTAAGTGCACTATAAAATCTGGTGAGTTCTTAGAAATGCTTGAGATTTCAGAATCTTTGCGTAATTTAGAGCTTAAAACATCAGTAGAACAGTATGAAAGCAATATGCATTGATGCTTCAAATAAACCCAGTAAAGTATCTGAAAGTGAATGGCTCATAGAAGGTCAAATTTATACAATCACCAGAGTTGTTAGAATGGGATTGCAAAATAATAAATTTGGTGTGTTATTAAAGGAAGTTAAGTTATCATCTGAATCTTTTCCTTATGAACTATATGACGCAGACAGATTTATTATAATTGATGAACTTCTAAAATCTGAACAAGAAGAAACTATATTGGAAAAAGAAGTTGAATTAAATATCATATGAATGGAAGACTATAATAAAGAAGATGTTATTGCTTCATTAAAGCAACTTCCTCAACATCTAAGAACAAGATCACTTGTTGATCAGAGAAGTTATCTTATAGGCATACTAGCATATAGATTTGGAATGTCTGAACCACAAATTGCAGATATACTTGGATTTAAAAGGTCTAAGATTAACTACAATAAAAAAATAGTCATGCAATTTTATGGTGATAAAATGTTCCAAGCAAATGTTTATGTTTATGCTCAAATGTACCCATTTGACTTTAGTGTTATAGAAACTGTACAACAAGTTCAAAGGAACAAAAGAGTTCAGATTGATATTAGCAGAAACATGTACAATAAACTAAAAGCTGCAGGGTCAATTTATGGTCATAAAGACATAAGGATAACAATTAAGTTTTTATTAGATAAAAGCATAAGAATGTTATGGGAAGAATGAAAGAAGTATACATACAAGTATTACAAGCAAATAATGGAATACCAGAAGACATGACTGTTGGTGATTTCCTAAGAATGACAGATTTAAACATTTATCATTGGCAAGAATATGAAAGAGCGCAAGAAAGAGCCAGACTACAATCTAATAAACAAACAGATTTGGGAGAGGCTACAGAAAATTCTGAAGGAAAGTCCATCAGAAGAGAAGAAAACAGTTAAAAAACCAAAAAAATGAAAAAATTATTATTAGCACTAGTAACAGTTACATTATTTACAACTACATCTTTCTCACAATGGATAGTTAAGAAAGTTGATAATGGATTTGATACCCCTTATAAGATTGCATATACAGAGGATGGGCAAAGTGCATTTCTTAAATTAGAAAATTATAAAGGTATTGCATTTTATATTGGTGGGGTATATGTATGTGATGAGTCAGTTACTGTAGATATTTCATTCCTAGTAAATGGGGAGTATCAGAAATATACTACTACTGGAAATGTATCTGAAAATCATAAAACGGTATTTATGGTAGATGATCTTAATTCAGATGCAGAGTTTCTTGCAGATTTTAAAGCTGCATCCTCTGTAAGAATTAGAATTAATGATACTACATGTGATTCAGAAATTTATGAATTTAAGATGACAGGTAGTACTGCAGCATACAATGCTATAAGTAATCCGTGAAACACTTTATTAAATATCTATTGGTATGGATAAGCCAAAACTTGTCCATACCATTTTGGATGGTGGGGCATATACATCTCTCAGTGAATGTGTATGAAGACATCCATGAGATATTAATGTCATTTGGTATGAACCTCATAGTAGCTATAGGATTTACTATAGATTACTTAGAACAAAAAAAACAAAAATGAAAATATTACTAATATGTGCCGTGTTGTTTAGCTTTGTAGATCCTAATCCTTTAGTTACTAAAGGAAGAGTAAGCTACTATGGACAACATTGGACAGGAAGATTAACTGCTTCCGGAGAAGATTTCATGCAGATAGTTTAACTTGTGCACACAAGACTTATAAATTTGGAACTCTTCTCAAAGTAACAGATTCAAGAAATGATTCTGTTATATATGTGAAGGTAAATGATAGACTACCAAAGTCTTCTCATTTTATTGCAGATTTAAGTTATGGATCTGCAAAAAAGTTAAACTTTTTGAGAGCTGGAGTTATTTATGTAACTTTAGAAGTTGTTGATACAGTGCAAATTAATAAAAAATAAGTTATGCCAGATATAACTATGTGCCATGGATTTGAATGTCCAGTAAAAGAAAAGTGTAAAAGGTTTACAGCAAAGCCAGATGAACACTGGCAAGCATACTTCCTAGAACCACCATATGAAAAAACTGATACAAGTTTTAAGTGTGACTACTATTGGGGAGATGGTGCTGAAGCTATATGGAAACAACTAAATGATATTATGGGTATAGACTTACCAGAGTAGTGTCAACCTATAAGATTAAAAAACTTGAAAAATTTTAAGCCTATAAGTTATGAAACAAACGGCATAACTTGTATGATAAAGGACAAAAACCTATAAAAATATCCCTTATATGAAACAAACAGCAGTAAATTGGTTGGTTGAGCAGATATGCGGAGACCACACAAGTGAATGGCAGGAACAAATAGACCAAGCCAAAGCAATGGAGAAGGAGCAGATAATAGATGCTTGGGATAATGGATGTGAAGATGATGGTATTATTGATAATGCAGAACAATACTACAACGAAACTTTTAAATCAGAATAAGATGGCAAAAATTAAAATGACATTTAATTTACCAGAAGACCAAGCAGAGTTTGACTTTGCTGTGCAAGGTGGCAAGATGTACTCAGCTCTATGGGACATCTCTCAAGAGCTAAGAACACTATGGAAGTATGAAGAACTTAAGCAAGAGGAGTGGGATATGGTAGAAAGAATCAGAAATAAGTTTTATGAAATACTAGATGAGAATCAGATTAAACTAGACAAGTAACCAAATAAACCAACACATATGATTATTTTAAGAAAAGGAGAGGAAAGGAAGGGACACAGAGTATTAATTGTAAAAGAGAATGAACAAGCCGGGACTAAATTTGCAGTGCAAGAGAAAGGTAAGTTCTTATTGTTTTTTACTAAATGGACATTTATTAAGGATCTAGCTGGAGATGTTAAGCTATTTGATTCTAATAAGAATGCAAGTGCTTATATCAACTTTAAAAAAAGGTGATAGAAAAAGTCAAGCGGAAAACATTTAAAATAAGACCAAGTGGAAGGAGTACTGATTTCATTACTCCTTCTTTTGGACATGGCTGTCTTTATAACTGTAGTTACTGTTACATGAAAAGACATAAGCCCGAAGGATTGTCTATAGCTACAAATACTATGGATATCCTGACAGAAATTAATTCACATGTTTGGTTTGCTGATTTAGAAAAACCTAATCAAACAGGAGACTATATTACTTATGATATCTCTTGTAATGAGGACTTTGCTCTACATGCTAAGTACCATGACTGGGAAACAATTTTCAAATTCTTCAGGGATCATCCACTTGCTATGGGTTCATTTGCTACTAAGCATGTAAACTATGATTTACTAGCGTTCAATCCAAAGGGCAAGATTAGAATAAGATTTAGTCTAATGCCTGAAAAATGGAGAAAAATATTAGAACCTAATACTAGTACTGTTGATGAAAGACTTAGAGCTATACCCAATTTTCCCAATTTTCTCAATGCTGGTTATGAAGTCCATCTTAATTTTAGTCCCGTAATTGTTCATGATGACTGGTTAACAGAATATGAATTATTATTTGATATAGTAAATAGATTTTGTAATTATTATAATTGGTCACAAGAGTCTGTTAAAGCTGAGGTAATATTTCTTACACATAACAAAGATAAACATGAGTATAATGAGAAGAATAAAATCCCTGGTGAAGACTTACTCTGGAGACCAGACATACAAGAAAACAAAACTTCTCAGTATGGAGGAAATAACATTAGGTATGCACAAGGATGTAAATCAAAATATATTAGCCAGTTTACAAAGTTACATGATAGCATCATCCCCTGGAATACTATTAGATATATATTTTAGAATGGAAACACAAGAACTTAAAAAATTATCTGCAGCAATAGCTGAAGAACATTATAATATTACAGATGGTGCAGATGGTAATCTGAACTATTTATGGTATATGTACCACAAGGGTAGTAAGAAGGATGAATTCCGGCCCTTTGTATATATGGCTGAGTTAATGTTGCTAAAGAAGTATAATTACCTTACAGACACTGAAATTAGAAACCTTATAGGTATGATGAAGTCAGATGATAGAGATAATCTTACTATGGTTACATTAACTATAGAGAACCTTAGAAATTTAAGAATCAAAGAACACGGAGTATTTACTAAAGACAACAAAGCATATAATGAATTAAAACATACATATGCATTTGAAGTATTGAATCATACAGTGTTTATGCAAACAATGGTAGAAAAATGACAGAACAAGAATTAATTGACTTAGGCTTTGATAAAGTAGAAGTCTTAGATGATGAAAGCCAAAATGGATATGACTACTATTATTATGTATTAGATTTATTACCAGGACTTAGTTTAATATCTTCTGGTAATGATCAGAGTGAAGATGGTTGGTGTGTATATAACTTTGATTGGATAAATGGAGATAAGCTGACAAAAGCTTCTATTCTTC